GGCACCCGCTGCGTTGCCAGCTCCAGCCGGGGTACCCCAAAGCCGCGCAGGCCACCCTGCTTGAGCGAGGCCGTAATGTCATCGTTCAGCACGTAGCTGATCCCATTCGGGTCGGTATAGGTGAGGCGTCTCATGCGGTGCCCATCCTCATTTGCCACTCCAGGTCAGCGGCGATCTGGCTCACGTTCGGGTCACTGGCACCGGTACGCTGATCGGTATAGTTCACGGTGATCGGCCCGGTTAATTTCTCCAGAATGGCCGCCAGTAGGTCGAACAGGTCCTGCTTTTCGCGCGCGCTCCAGCTTCCACCGCCCCCGCCGCCGCCATAGCTACGGCTGGAGCTGGTGGAACTGGACTCGCCTGGCAATCTGTCGGTTGTGCTCCAATCATCCGGGTTGACGCCGATGTCAGGGATGATCACTTGGTTCCACGCTCGCCGGGTCCACGCTGCCGCCCGGCCCTACCCCGCCGATGCCCAAGAAGCCGTCGTATGGTAGCGACGCATCGGCTTTTTTGATGCCGCCTGCCAGACGCTTTAGCTCGTCGGGCGTGGGGATCGCCCGGTCATAGAGCGTCTCCGAGATGGGCAGCAACACGCGCTGGGCCTCGCGCACGACGGCCGCGCCCAGATTGTCGATGGCTGCGACGGCTGCGGGGATAGTGGCCACGATGCCACCCACAAACCCACGCCCGGAATCCAGGCCCACCCCGTGAAACTCTTTGGAGGGGGAGCCAATCCCCAGGAACGCCTTGGCAGCATCGAGGGCCGCGCGCGCTGCATTGCGAGCTGCCTCCTTGATCGCGCCGATCCCTGCCGTGATGCCGTTCTTAATACCCTCAATGACCGACCGCCCAACCTCGGCCCAGTCGATAGACTTCCACAGCTCGACGATGTTGCCGATCACGAGCTGCACCAACTGCTTAACCAGCTCGAACTTGTTCTTGAACACGTCCCAGATGTTCTGGAGGAACTGCTCGGCCGTCTCCCGGAGCTTGGCCCCAAACCCCGCCCAGTCGCCCGCGAGGGCCAACTGGAACGCCTCAAAGATGCCCCTGATCAAGTCGGTGAAGGTTTTCCAGATCAACTGGATGCCTTCCCAGAACGTGTTGACGATGTCCATTACATCGTCGCCCCACCGCTCCCACCAGGCGCGCAACACTTCCAGCACATCAGAGACCGCCGTCTGAATCCAACTTATGGCCGCCTGGAAAGCCGCTGTCACTGTATCCCAGAGCTTGCGCACGGTCGCGATGATCGCGTCCCCGTGCTCAGCCCACCAGGCGCGAATGAGGGTCAGGAATTCGCCGATCCGGTCCTGTATCCATCCGACCACGACCGCCGTCTTGCCCTGGATATCGCCCCAGTTTTCGCTCCACGCCTTGACCAGTACCCCCACGGCCGCGCCGATTGCCGCGATAGGTAGCAGCACCGGAGCCAGAGCCGCAATGGTCGCGACGGCCGCGCTCGCTGCGCCGGCTGCCCAGGTCACGAACGCGGGCACCACCACCGTCAGCAATGCGGCCGCGAGGCCTGCCAGGATGGGCTGGAGATTCTCTTGGACAAAGCCCACGATCTGGTTAAAGACGGGTTGCCCCTGGGATGCCCACCAGGCCGGTATCGCCTGGAACCAGGTCACCACGTTCTGGATGGCCGCAACCACATCCGCGCCCAATAGCGCGGTCAGTTGCTCCCACAGGGCCGACCAATCGCCCGCTGGGCCGATGCCTGCCAGCAGCGCGTCCACCAGGCCGACCACGACCCCGGCCACCATCTCGATCACGGGCACCAGGTTGGTGAGTGTCGGGGCCAGTCGCTCCACGACAGTCGTGGCAATATCCATGAATGCGATCCCGATGGGAGCCAGCGCCGTCGTAGCCGTGTTTTTTAGGACCTGCAATTTTTCCGGGAAATCCGCCGTCGCATCCGCCGTGGCGAGGATCGCGCCCTCGCTGTTTTCCAGCGCCGCCGCCAGCTCATCGATGGCGAAACGGCCCTCACGGATGGCCGCGGTCATGTCGGGGCCAGCCCGCGCCCCGAACACCTCCATGCCCAAAGCGAGCGCGGCGCTCGCGTCGTCCATGTTCTGGATCTCAGTGATCGTGGCCCTCAGGCCCTCTTGCAGATCGACCCCTTCCCTGGCAAACTTGCCCGCCGCGATCCGCAGGGAGCCAATCGCCAATTCCGCGTTGACCCCCTCTTTTTCCCATTTCGCAAAGAGGGCGATAGAGTCCTCTAACGTGAACCCCATCAAGCGCAAGGGCGAGCCGAACTGCACCACCTTTTGCATCAGCGACTCGACGCCTGCGCCGGTGAGTTGCGACGCCTTGAACACCATGTCCAGCGTGCCCGCCGCGTCCTCATTGGAGACGCCCCAGTCACCCATCACACGCGTGAACAGCGCGGCATTATTCTGCGCGTCACCGCCCAGCAGACGGGACATCTCCAGGACGTTTGCGCTCACGTCCTGGAGCGTAGGGCCGGTGATGCCCAGACGCCGGTTTAGCTCAGAGATGGTTTCGGCGGCCGGGCCTGCCTCTGTCGGGATGGAAGTGAACACGGCCTCAAAGTCGCCACGCAGCCCGGCCAGTGCCTCGCCCGTGGCCCCGGTGGCGATGGCGATGGTATCCATCGCCTCATCCATCTGCATGCCAGCGGCAAAAGCGGCCGTGCCGATCCCGACCACTGCCGTCGTAGCCACGGCGAGACTGCCCAGGACCGCCTTGCCCATGAAACCGGCGATTTTACCGCCCAGCCCCTTGGCCCAGCCCTCGGTCTGCTTTTCGGTTTCCTTGAGGTTTTTCTCGATCCCCTCCTTGTCACCAAGGAGGTAGACCACGGCCTCACCGAGTTTTACCGCCAAGCTTAACCCCCATCTCGCCTAGTAACTTGCTCGCGGGTATCCGTGCATACTTACCGGTTGGCTTTTCCGGCTCTGCCGCGCCCGCGGGCGAGCCTCCGAACATGCTCCCCAGCAGCAGCCCGATCTCCCGCGCCTGTACCTTGGCGCGCCATGCCTCTCGCCGCATGTAGGCCACGGTCAGATCGGATAACAGTTCCTCGTCAATCCGGTCATCCCAAACGCCGAGCTGCGAGCGGGCTAACTCGGTGTAGTCTGCCGCGCTGGCTGGCCAAGGTTCCTCAAGCCACTCAGTCTCTCGACCAGCGAACCGAAAGGGAAGGCCAGCTTGAGGACCTCCACAAAGGCGGCCATCAGCTCACTGTCGAACGCCTCCTCCAGGATGCGCTCCCGGTCGGCCACCAGCTCTGGGCTATAGTCGAACAGCAATTCGGCGAGCAGGTCGGGCGACTCTAGCAGCGTGCCCGCCGTCTCCCGAATCAGAGAGACCAGTTCGCGCGGGCTCGTGATATCCGTTTCGCCCGCGGCTTCGATGCGCGTCACCAACGCGCCGAACGGCTCGGCGAGCTTTTTGCGCCATCCCGCATTGCGACGGCTGGGCAGCTCGCGGATGGTGTACTCCCGCCCGGCCAACGTGATCTTGGTTGTTTTCGGCATGCTCTCTCCTTAGAGAGGGGCCGGGTATCCGGCCCCGGGATTACGACAGGGCGTCGGCGGTGATGATCTGGATGAGCATGAGCTGCTCGCCTACGTCCTTAGTCGTGTCAGCGATAGCCTCCACGCGCACGGGCGTCCCCGACTCCTTGGCTTTGGAAAATTCCAGATTGCCGTTCATGGTGATGGTGCACTTGTAGGCCTGGAGCCGGATGGGGAAGGAATTGCCGTCGTCGTCGACGTACTCCCCCTCTGCGCCGAATGTATACTCATGCACCTCCGAGTCGCCGCCCATCTTAACCTCAGTTTTGCCCACCTGCCCGACCCCAGCCGCGGTATCCTCGGCGGTACCGTTCAGCGCCAGGGCCAGATTGACGCCGGTCATCTCGATCAGCGTGAACTCGAACGCCAAGTCCTCAGCAGTGATGCGCTGCTTCACTGGAGCAGTGAGCTGTTCCGGGATAATCTTGTACTTTGTGTTGGTGTAGCCCATCGAAACAGGCGTGTTGGTGTAACCCAGATTCACCCAGTTGCCGCCCCAATCCGCGCCATACGCGACGCTATCCGCTGGCAGCGCCTCGCCCACCGGCGCATACCAGATTGTCGCAGGGGTCAATAGAATGTCTGCTACTGGCATTTCGTACTCCTTATAAAGTCCCTATGGGTCCCACTTCCAGAACCTCACTCACGAAATCACACGATCTACACGTTACCTGTCCAATCGTCACCCAGCCGGGGTCTCCGGTGGTGAGGATAGCCTGCCCGCGCGTCTGGCCGCCCAGATGCGGGCTGGATTCAATCGCGATGGGCACCGCGTTCACCAGTTCGGCGAGCTGCTCCTCAACGTTTTCGCGCTCGCCCCACTTGATCAGCAGCCGGTGTCGCGAGCGATACGTCACCCGCACCGTGTTACCCACATGCTCGCGGGCCATGCCCAGGAACTCGCTATACAGCAGCTTGTTCACCTGCATGCCCGCCGGTTCACCCTTGGCCACCGTCAGGCCCGCGATGGTCTGAAAGCGCGCGTGCAACCCATCCAGCACATCGGCATAGCTCATCCGCCCACCGCCTTACGCAGCGGCCCCTCGCCGCTCAGCGCCCGCGAGATCTCGCCCTCGGACTGCTTCAGCGCGTCCGTGAGGAACGGCTGCCTGCGCGTGCCCGGATGCTGCGCGGACGCCCGAATCAGGTATTGCCCGCCGCTACGAATGACCAACGCACGCGCTTGCCGCACGGGGATCGGATGGCCCGCTGTGCCCTCGTGTACGAGGTGCGCATGCCTGGCACGGGCGGCCACTGCGCCCCGCAACCCGCCCTGCTCCGTGCGTCCCTCGATGCTATTCTTCAGCTTGCCCGACTGCGTGGGCACTAGGTCGCGGGCCTTATCGGCCACGACCTCCACCAGGCCGGGCATCACCTCCCGTACCAGGTCCTTGGAAACCTGTTGCGGGTTCGGGAAATCGACCGAGTAGCCCTTACCCTTGGTTGTCATGCCACGCCGCCCAGTATTTCATTTTCACACCCTGGATCACCGACTTCTGTGCCCAGGTCAACGAACGGGGATACGTCACCGCACCGTCGCCTGCCACGCCCGCCGTCGAGCTGGAGCCATTGCCGCGCATGTTCCACATGTTGGTCGCGACCTCCAAAGTGACCCGCACGATGGCATCGGGAGCAGGCCCCACGCCCCATTTGGCGGTCACCCGATACCACCGCCGCTGGAGCCACTCGGCGTCTCGATACAGCCTGCCACGCGTCTCGACCACATAGTCCGTGATAGCGGTCTCGCTTTCGCTGGACGCGCCCCGGCTGGCCACCTGCGTCACGCCTGCCACGCTGCCCGCCTCGTGGCAGGGCAGATACAGATACCGCCCGCCGTTGCCGCTCCAGACATCCTGCTCCGAGGCCTCGGCGTCATAGTCGGCAAACTCGAACCCGAGCGCCTTATTGACTGTGTCCGTGGCCTGATCGAGGATATCGCGCAGCTCCTCGTCGTGCTCGCCCTTGGTGAGCTGGTCCAGGTTGCCATAGAGCTGGTCGAGTGTGGCGTATGGCATCGTCGTTACTTGCCCCTATTGGCGGCCGGTGTGCGCTTCTTGTTGGCAACCGGCTCGCGCTGCTTCTCTTCCGCTGGCAGCAGGCCCAGCGCGACCGCCTCCTCCCGCGTCATCTTGATAGACACGCCCGGCTTGCTGGTCGGCACTTTGATCAGCGGGCCGCTATAGTTCGGCCTCCGATGAATATCTAACGGCATCTAGCTTCGTCTCCTTCCTGTCTTGTGCTGGAGCTTGCGCCGCACTTTGTCCTCCTCGCCGGGGAAACACTTCACACTCACCCCCGGCGCGATCTCCACCGAGATCAGGCCGCTGGGGCGGCCGGGCGCGCGCGCATGCTCGCGGCGTGGATGGGCCTGCACTTGCCCATCGGCCAGCCAGTTGCATGGCAAGGCGCAGAACAGTGGCTTGACCAGGCAGAGCGCCCGCAAAAATGCCAGGCGTTCATCGCCCAGCGCGCACTCGGCGCGCCACACCCGCAGCAGCTCCTCACCCGCCTCGCTTTGCCGGATGAACAGCAGTTCGGGCGCGTACACGGGGATGCGCAGATCGCGACACACCGTCGCCGTCCGCTTGCGCTCCTCTGGCGTACCCAAGTCAGCAGCCAGCACGCCATAACGCCACAGGGGAGCGGCCACATCCCAACGCTCCAAAAAGTGCAGGCCCGCGCTCACCAGCCCCCAGGGCAGTGCGCCGCCCGACACGATCAATGTGCGTGCGTAGGGGATCGCCCACTCGCTGGAGACGGTCACTCCCAGCCCCATGCTCCGGGCCTTGCCTTGCACGCCATTGTTTGGCTCCCGAATCACAAGTCCGTTCATTTGCGCACCTGCATGGTCACGTAAAAGCTGGATTTGCCCGCGTTCAGCTTGGCGGGCTTGGTGATTTTCCACTTGCGATCGGTGTAAAAGCTGTAGGCCTTGCCATACTCCGTATCCGGGTCGAACACGTCGCAGGTATGGAGCGTAAACTGCCAGTAGTGCGTCGGGTCCTGCCAGGCGTGCTCGTGTCGCCAGTAGGGCAGCTTCAGATACAGGATTCCGCCCGGCTTGAGCACTCTCCAACACTCGTTGACCGACTGGATCAGGTTGATTTGGAGATGTTCCAGCACCGCACGGGCCAGGATCAGCTCGAAGGTGTTATCCGCCCAAGGCCAGGGCAGCACGTTCAGATCGTGGACGATCGAGATCTCGCAGCGATGGGGCACCCGGTCATGGTTGACCGCGCCGTCCCGGATGTCGTTGCCCGCGCCCAGGTTCAGTACGTCGCTCATGGTTTCACCGCCAGAATATTCGAGCGTGACCCGCCGTTGACGTGTCCGATGGTGGACACGCGATACCCCAGGCGCTGGAAATCCTCCGGGTGCAGGCTCGCCACATGCCGTTGGTGGGAGTTGCCGTCGATTTCCGCCTGAGGACTCGCCCCCCAGGGGCAGCCGATGATAACCATCCGCGCCCGCTGCCCCAGCCCAGCCAGCGTATCGGCCAGCTCCTCCCGCGCGATGTGCTCCGGTCCATGCCACCAAAACGCCACATCGTAGCGCGCAATCGGGAGGCTCAGCGTCGCTACCTGCCGCACATCCCCGCAGACAACCTCCAGCCCCGCGCGGCCGCGAAAATGCTCTACGTTGGCGGGCCATATTTCGAGCAGCGTGACCGCTCGCCCCGCCGCCAACAGTTCGGGCAAGAACTGGGACCGGCGCGGGCTGGCCCCCACGTAAAGCAGCGTGCCCGGCGCGAACACCTGCGGCACGAACGCCTGCAATTGTGCCAAACGCGCCGCCTCGACTCGCTCAGCCTTTGTATTCATCCGCTGGCTCCAGTGTGTAGGGGTGGACGGGCGCTACCAGCGCGAGGGCTGCGCCCTGATCGGTTCCAGTTCGCACCGATACGGCTCCGATATGCTGACAATACACGTCGCTCAGATAGCCCACCTGCCAGCCCGCAGCAGCAGCCAGCAGGCACAGCCGTTTCACCGGCGACCGCTCCCCATCAGACGGCTGGCAAGCTGCCAACACGGCCCGGCGCACAAAGAGGAACGTTGCGCCCACGTTGCGACAGAGCGTGACCTCCCCGACTGGAGTTTTCGGCCCGCGACTAGCGTCCAGAGTGCATTGCGGATTGTTCAGTGCCAGCAGTCCCAGTGTGGGAAGCTGCTCCATAGCCGCCAGCCCACGGGCCAGCCAATCCGGGGCGAGCTGCGGGCAGAGAATGTCATCATCCGCAACCACCACCGGGTCAGACTCGGTAATGCGCAGCAGCGCGCGCAGGTGGGACGCGATCCCCACCCGCCGCCGATGCAGGTGGATGCTGGCGACACGGCCCGCAGCGTATTCCGCCCGCAGGTACTCGGCGTTGCCCTCGGTGGAGGCGTCATCCACCACGCGCAACCGATAGGGCGTGACCGTGCGCTCCCGCAGACAGTCCAACGATTGCTGGAGCAGCGGCAGTCGCTCGCAGGTAGTCACCACGATGTCGATCATCGCCGCCGCCTCTCAAACTGTTTTACCGCCTGCCAGGCCTCCGGGCTGTCGATCCGGCCGGGGATCAGGCCGCGCCATCGCCGGGCGTCGCCGGGGTAGTGCATCAGCCCCGCCGTGGTGACGCCCTGTGAGTATTTCTCGAAAGTGTTCCACTCGTTGCCCAGCAGCCAGACCTTCAACGGGTCGGCATACATGGCCCGTACCAACGCCCCCTGATCGCGCTGGGCATAGCGTTCCCATTCCATCTGCCAGCGCCGGAAAAAGCGCGCGATCCGTTCGTTGCGCCCAAAGGCCCACACGCCACCATTCCATTGCAGCGTGTTCAGGGTCACGATCTGGCCTTCGGTATAGGCCATCTCGGCCTGATTGTTGCGTCGCTCAAAACTGTGCATGGTATCGAGCAAGTGGGGATCTTTGCAGATCACAAACTCCCAGCCATCCTCTACCCACTCGAAATATTGATAGATGGGGGCCACCACCTCGGTATCGGCGTCCAGATAGAGCACGGCCTGCCACTCGGCGGGGGCCAGCTCGTAGGCTCGCAGCTTGGCGCGCCTGCCGCCGATGTCCGAGTCGGGTTGCTGGACAAATACGTCCTCCACCCCAATGGGCGACGCCGCACACAGGCAGATGGGGATATCGGGCATATGCCGCTTAGCCGAGCGCATCATCCGCTCGCACACCTCACGTGCCGGGCCGCCAAAGGCAACGCAGTAGATCCCGCGCTTGCTGCCAGTGTTATGCTCCACAGGCTCCCGCTCCTCGATCACAATAGGCGGCTCCTCCACTGCGGAGATCTCCGTGGTCATGCCCGCGTCCATCGGCTCAAAAGCCGCCGCAAACGCGCGCGCGTGGTCCTCACACCACGCCTCCACCGAGTACGGTTCAGTGACCGCTCGCAATTGCTCCGGCTCGATCCGCTCATCGGGGAATGCCGCCCGCTCCAGCGCCTGGAGCATCGTGCGCACGTCGCCCCGCTCGTAGCGATAGATGCCGGGCACATCGGGCAGCTCATCCAGCAGGCCCACGCCACGCGGGATCACCACCCGCGCCCCACAGGCCAGCGCCTCCAATGGCGGCATGGGAATCCCCTCGACGAGGCTGGGGCACAAGAGCACATCCAGCGATTGATAAAAGCCGGGCATGTCGGCCCAGGAATAGGCCCGCATATCCTCGATGGGCCAGCCCCGGCCGCTCGCGCGCCATGCGCAGCGTTTGCCGATGGGCGATTGCACCGCCTTCTTGACCAATCCCTCACCCTTGCGCCCGTTGGCATAGGTATAACCGCTCACCCCGATCACCGGCGCCTTGCGCGCGGGCCTGGGGGCAAGCAAGAATCGGTCACGCTCCAGGGGGGCATGAGCCTGCGCCGTGGGGCCATAGGATTGCACCATGTCGCCATACATCCGCGCGGTGACGATCCGCAGATCGACGCGCCGGGCGATCCCGTCGAATAGCTTGGCTTTCGCGTTGTGCGGCGGCTCCTCTTCCTTGTGCGTAAAGTAGGCGGCCACCGGCACAGCGGGCCAGGGCTTGAGGCGTTGCGCCTCAAAGTAACCAGACAGATACAGCAAATCACACGGCTCATACGTGGCACTGAGCGTCCAGCCCAGGCGGTCACGCAGGGCGCGGGCCATCCTGGGGATGATCCGATCCTGTTGGTGATTCTGGCAGACGATATGGACGCTCAGTGCCATGCTATCTACTCCTCGCTATCAGCTTCCGTTGGTCAGGGTGATCTCGCAGAACGCGGCAGGGCGAATCACGCCAAACGCCGCACGCATTTCCGCCAGGAATGCCACCATGTTGCGGATGAAGAAATCCTCGTGGCTGTCCGAGACCTGCAAAGACGCTTGCTCCCGGTCCCACACGACGGCCTTGCGGAAGTCGCCCATCAGGCCAGTGCCCTCGGCAATGGTCTCACTCTCGACCACGGGCACGCGCCAGACCCGCATCACGCCGCCCTCGGCAGGCCCGCCATAGTAGTAGCGGCCCTGATCGTCCTTGAGCAGGTCGATGGTCTCGGCGTCGGCCGGGTTGATCACCAACGCGGTCGGATTGGAGCGGCCGGTCGTCTGGATAGCCGTGCGCGCTTTGCGGATGGTGGTCAGGATGTCCGTATCCCAGGCTTGGGTCAGGATGCCGGAGGTGTTCAGGATGCCCGTAAAGTTCTCGCTGGAGCCATCCCCGTTCACGATCTGGTCCTCGAACTCCTCCTCCAGGTCCGCGTTCAGCTCCTGATCGATGATGCCCCGGATCTGGGCCGCGTCGCTCAGGGCGCGCTTGGTGGCCGGAATCCAGACCGCGATAGTCTTGACATCGGTGGTCACCTTTTCCCAGGCCATGCTGGCCTCGGGCTTCTCTCCGCTCACTTCCGTGGATCCGCCCGCATAGGTCGTTACGTTGGCCTCAGCCACAGGAGCCGCCTGCGCCACCTTGGTCGTCTGCCGGACGTACTCCACCAGGTCACTGGTGGTCCGGCGCATGCTCACCAGGCCGCGCACGGTCAGGGGATAGCGGCCCAGCGGCTCGTAGATACCGGTATAGTCGGTCTGCACGAACGCGCCCGCGCTGGTGTCCGAGTCGCCGGTGATCAGCGTCTTGCGCCCGAACAGCGACTTGAACTCGACCGCGGGAGAATGCAGCCCCTTGGCGCTTTCGGGTACGTGGCCGGACGGCGCAACCCGCGTCATCCAGTCCTTGAACTCGGAAGAGTTGACGAACTGCTCGCCCAGGGTCTCGCCTTTGCCGTTCGGCACGCGCGGCTGCTGCTTCTGCCCGCCTGCCGCCATGTCAAAGTCCGCGCCCAGTGCCTGGATGCTCTTGCGCAGCTCCTCATCGCCTTCGGCCGCCTTGATCTGGTCCTTGAGCTTGCCCGCCTCTTCCAGCAGGTTGGCAACCTTTTGCCGCTCATCGCTGGTAAAGTCGCGGTTGCCGTCCTTCTCCGCTACTTCCGAAATGGCGCGCGCCTCTAGCAGCGTGGCCTTTAGTTTTTCCTTCAGTTCCTTCGGGTTCATTTCTTCACCTCAGTGGGTTATTCGATTTCCAACAGTTCCAACGCCACGCGCTGGGCCAGCGTGCTCGGCGATGGACCGCTTGGCGTACCCTCGCGGGCCTTGCCGTCAGTCTCGCCTTCACCCTCGCCTGCGCTATCGTCATGCCCAGGGCAGACTGCCCCAAGCTCGACTGCCATGTCGTGCATCTTTTGCAGCATCTCGTATTCTTTGCCGGTGTGCCGCGCGCCGCTCTTGACGTCCAGGAGCTGCGTGGCCGGGTTCATCCCCACCAACGTCGGTCCGACCTCCAGCAGGTCCAGCTCCAGCAGGTCATGGACATAGCGTGGCTCAGACTTTTCGCCCTGGTCGATCAGCTCGCTCTCGATCTCGTCATAGGCAAAGGAGAACTCTGCCAGGGTGCCGCGCTTCATCTTTTTCCAGACGCGCGCCGCAAAGTCCTCCTCCAGGTCGAGCTGGGCCTTGACGTACAGCCCCTCCTCGACCTCCTTGGCCTCCAGCACCTCGCCGATGTGCGCGTCCAGGTTGTCCCACTCGTGCGAGAAAATCACCGGAATGGGCCTGCCCTTAGCTTCCCACTTGGCGAGGGTGTTCTTGAACGCGCCCGGCTTGATCCTATCGCCCGCGCGGTCGATGTTATTGAACACGGCCACGATGGCCTCAAAGATGCCCTTGCCATCGTCGAGGGCCTTGAATTGGTGCAGCTTGAATGCCTTAATCTTGGTCATGCTTACCTCCCAAACGCCAGCGAACATTGGCAGTCCGCATTGTTATCGCCCCCGCCCGCCGGGTCGCCGGGCCACATCATCCCGTTGCTGAATAACTCATCGATGCCCACAGTCTCGCCGTTCATTGCGGCGTGCTCAGGCCGCGGGTTGCTCGAATTGACGATCCAGGTCTTGGAACGCAGGCCGCCTTGCCGGGCACCTTCCCGCGAGCCAAAGTTCGCTGCCGTGGTGACCTTGCTGGTCGCGATCTGGAGCGCGCGCACGGTGACCGCAATCTCGAATAGGTGGCGCACGGCCGAGCGCGGCTCTTCTTCTGCCAATGCGGCCTCAATATCGCGCCCCGTCTTATCATTGATGTTCTCTGCCGCAATCCGCGCGTTCTCATCCAGCCATTCATACATCCGCTCTTCATCCAGCTCCGCGCCGAGTTGCTCGGTCATCGAACGCGCCCAGACGGTGGCCGTAGCCACGTTGAGCCGGAACAGATCGGCGTGCAGCTCGCGGTTCCAGCGTTGCGGGTCCCATAGCTCACCCAACGCGATGGCCTTGGCGCTCTTCTCTGGCACGCGACCCAGGATCGCCTGCCGCTGCCGCTCGAAGTGGTGGCGAATGACCTGCTCCCATTTCTGGATGTGTCGCTGCCGCAGCTCCACATGGGTCGGGTTGATCCGGGCCGCCTTGGTATCGGGCGCGGTGTGGGCCGCTTGCCCCCGTTCCGCATCCGGCGCGCTGTCACGCGGCGAGGCCTGTCCACCCACCAGCACGTTGAGCGGCGTGACCAGTTCGTCGCCACCCTCCACGCTGGGGAGGTTCTGCCGCGCGCGGGCCTCGTTGCGGGTCATGTAGGGCGCACCCACGGCGCTCTGGTACGCGGCGGTTTGCTCCTCGAAAGAGCCTTGCAGTTTCTCCTGGATGTTGAACTCGCAGTAAACATCGTTGCCGCTCTCGAAATCCGTGGTGAGCTGGAGGGCGATCTCCTCCTCGATCATCGCCAGCCACGGCCCCAGGCAGTCCTGGTACAGGTTTTTGTGCTGCTCTTTGATGTTGGAAAACGTCGCATGATCGAGAATGCCCACCATTGGCGGAGGAATGTGGTACGCCCGCGCACACTCCTCGCGGGTCAACTTCTTGCCGCCCAGGTATTCGCTCTCCTGCGCATTGAAGGAGGCCTCTTTCCAGGTCATGCCCTCTTCGAGGATGGCCGTCTTGCCACTGTTTTCATCGCCCGCATAGAGCGCCTCGAATTCGGCCTTGAACCGCTCGCGCGCGGTTTGCGTCCATTCGGGAGCATCGGCAGGCCGCTCAATCACACCGTTCATCCGGGCAGAGTTGCGCCAGAAATACTCGCGGTATTCGCCCATCGCGTGCTCTTCGGCCAGGATGCGGCGCAGAGTTTCCATGGGAGACAGGCCAAACGCCGGGTTTTCCGGGTTATATCCCCGGAAATGCACGATCTCGGCAGGTTGGAACGTCTTGCGCCAGGTGCCGACGTTGATCTCGTAGCGGGTCGGGTATAGCGTGCCATACACGGTCATGTACACAGGCGGGATGGGCAGTAGCCCCATCGCGCCCGATGCTACGCGCAGCTTGAGCCAGTAGGCATTGAAATAGATACCCAGATCGGCGACCAATGACTCGATCAGCTTGTACCGCGTCAGCTTGAACTCGGGCGGCAGCGGTCGCGCCAGGAGTTGGGCCAGCGGATGATCGCGCAGGCGCTGCCGGTCCGTTTCGCCCACACGCTGGAACACATGCAAGCCAAGCTGGGCGATGTTGCGGGCCAGGAAATCCACGCAGGTGCGCACGTTTGGCTGCGTCTTGTAGATCGTGGCATAGTCGTAGGCATAGCGGTTGTAGAAGGTCAGCGAGCCATAGCTCGAACTGGGGGACCAGGTCGAGGCAGTGCCTACGTCTGCCAGCGCGCCCAGAGATTGCAAAACGACCATCTCAGCCTATCACCTGCATAAAATCCACATTGGCCGATTCGATCACCAGCTCGCCATCCACCGGCACGCGCGTGTCGCTTTGTTTGGCGATCATGCCCGCGTTGCGCAGCACCAGATACCCGCCCTTGCGCTGCCACAGCACGCCGCGAAACGCGTGGCCGGTTTTCGTGTTCACGATCACCTGCCGCAGCGTTGGGTAGCGGGGTCCGAATAGTTTCATACCACCTCCAGCCCGCGATCCTCGTAGACGGACCGCTTGGGGGGTTCTTGTCGCATGGCCCGGTCCAGCGCCATCACCAGCCCGACGATACCGTCGATCTTGCCCTGACTCGCGGCCTTGTCGGGCTTGAGGTTGCCCGCCGGGTCCTGTTTGACCACGACGTTATTCGCCATCCAACGCAAGACGGCATTGCCACCGTGGTGCAGGCCGTGGGCCAGCAGCCGCCGCTCGAATTCCTTCATCGGGGCCGCCATCGAAAGGAACCCTTGCCCCATGCCGAACACTTTCAGGCCCTCATCAGCCAACTCCATGCTCATCTGGTACCCCTGGAACAGCCGGTCCACGTTGATCGAGTCGATCTTGAACGTTTCCGCATCCTCCAGGATCTGCGCCTTGATGAACTGATAGTCGATGGCGTTGCCGTCGGTCACCTGCAATAGCCCGGCATCCGCCCACGCCTGGTACTGGTCCTTGTAGCGGTTATCATCCGCGAGCAGCCGCGCCTCTGGGCACCAGAAGCGGGCCAGGATATCCACCCCATCGGGGTCTCCTGGATGGGGGAATACCATCACCCACGCGGCAATGTCGCTCACGTTGGACAGGTCCAGCCCGCCATAGCACAGCCGCCCGGCGAGCGCCTCCTCATCGACCTGGCCCGCGTTCTCATCCCACAGGTCCAGGTCGATCCAACGATCAGACTGCTGCGTCCACACGTCCAGGTGCAGGCGTTTGAAACCGTTTTGCGCGGCTGGCATGCGTGTCGCCTTGTCGCACTTGCGCTGGAGATCATCCAGCTTCACGCTGACGCCCAGATTCGGGTTGGCTTTGGCCCACACCGTGGGGTCTTTCCAATCATCGCCATCGTCGAGGGTCGCAATGAACGCAAACCAGGTATCATCCTGGATGGTCCCCTCTAGCACCTGCCGCGAATACTCGTGATGCTCCCAGCAGACCGATTCCCGGTCATAGCCTGCCGTGGTGATCTCGACCTGGAGCGGTTGCCGCCGCGCACCGGTGGCCGTCTCCAGCACATCGACCACGGCCCGCGTCTTGTGCGCATGCAGCTCGTCGATCAACGCGCCGTGGATGTTCAGGCCGTCCATCGTGTCCGAGTCGGCGCCCAATGGCACGAACTTGCTCGCCGTGGCCTCGATGGCGAGCGTGTCGCTGGCCTTCCAGTGTTGGATCATGCGGCTCAGGGACGGCGAGGCGCTCCGCATTCGGACGGCCTCGCCCCAGCTCAACTTGGCCTGATCGCGCTTGGTCGCTGCGCTATACACCTCTGCGCCCGGCTCGCCGTCGGCGGTCATCAGGTAGAGGCCAATGCCCGCCATGAGCGTGGTCTTGCCGTTCTTGCGGGGGATCTCGATATACGCGACACGAAAACGTCGCAAGCCGTCCGCCCGCTTCCAGCCGAACAGCATCCAGATGATGAACTGCTGCCAGCCCTGCAACTGAAACGGCTGCCCCGACCATTCGCCCTTGCTATGCTTCAGGAATCCGAAAAACTGAACGGCGTGCTCTGCCGCGGCACGGTCGAACCACAGCCCACGCTCGCGACCGGTCTCCAGGTCGCGCTGGTGCCGCTCGACGGCCAAACGGATGAACGCACAGGCCGGAATCGAGCCATCCAGCACGCCGTGGATGTACGCAGCGACAGGATGCTTACTCATCGAGCCGCTCCGCTACCCGACTCTGGGACAGGAACTCCTCGAAGGGGTCGGCCTCGCTCGCAGGGGGTACTGCGATCCGCGAGCGGTCCGATGGAGTGAAGCCGAACTTGGCGGAAAAGGTCGCGATCTGACTGAGCATCTTGGTCGCAATACCAACGCTAGGCCTTGGCCCTTCGTAACCCTTATCGGTCACGAATGTCGTACCGTTCTTTTCGATGTCCTTGAGCGCCTCGACATACATGCCCCAGCACTGGCAGTAACCGGCCAGCATAGCGCGGTCAATTTTTGCCAGCAGCCCCATGCGCTCCAGCTCCGGGACCACGCGATTCCATTCACGCTTTGCCTCTGGGAGCAG